CGCGCGCAAGGCCGAGTTCCCCGCTGCCGTGGCCTACATCTACCTGCTGATCCTGACCGGCACCCGCCGCGGAGAAATCTGGGACGCGCGCTGGGAGTGGCTGGACGGCAACGTGCTGCGCCTGCCGGACTCCAAGACCGGGGCCAAGGACGTGTTCCTGCCGCCGCCGGCGATGGAGGTGATCGGCCAGCTACCGCGCACAACCGGCACCATCACTGGGATCGGGCCGCCGTACAAGCTATGGTACAAGGTACGCAAGGAAGCCGGCTGCCCGGATCTGCGGCTGCATGACCTACGCCACAGCTTCGCCAGTGCGGCACTTGCGCAGGGCCTGACCCTGGAGCAAATTGGTGAACTGTTGGGCCACGCTTCGACACAGACCACGAAGCGGTACGCCCACTTGATCGAGTCGACCGCGCACGCGGCGGCAGCACGAACAGCGTCCGCCGTGATGGCGGATATGAAAGGGGGCGTTCATGCGTAACGTAGTTCTGGCTTTGCTAGGCGCGCTGTTCCTGCCGGCAGCGTTATTCTTTCTGGCTCTGTGCGGGGTGCAGATGCTGATCAGCTACGCGTTCGGACCGGATGACCGCCACACGACGATCGGGTACGGCGGCCTGTGATGAGCGCATGGATCGCCCTCGCGGAGTTCGCCGCGGTCACCGGACTGCAGGTGCTTTTCCTGGGCTGGCTGAGCCGCCGCAAATCCGCTGCCAAGCCAGGTTATGCGCGAGCACCTGGTCAGCCGTCGGGTCCGTTAAGACATCCGAACGACTGACCAGGATCGGCCGCACCCACTCGCACCCGTCGGAGGGGAGTGGCTTAGTCGCGGCTCCAATCCCGCTGCAGCTGGTCAGCAGCAGAACCAGGCACAGGCAGGGGAGCGGGAACAGTAACCTGCCCCACAGGATTCGCAGGTAGCGCGGCCACTTCGGCGTCGACATGCTGGCGGACCTCGTTGCGTTGAAGGATCGCGCCGGCGGTGTTGGCGCGCTGCTCGGCGTTGGCGATGGCCACTTCCTGTTTGGCTGCACCCCTAGCCTTCTGCCGGCCGTAGAGGAACGCGCCGACGACGGCCAGTACGAAGGCGCCTGCCGCGGCCAACCAGCCGTAGAACTTACTGAGGATCGGCACGGGTCTTGTCCTCGTCGTAGGCAACCAGCAGCGCGCCGGCGACCACCGCCAGGGCATCGGCCACGTGGTCCGCCGTGCTGGTGTCGACCACGAAACCCAGGATGGCGGCGACCTTCAGCACCAGGCCGGCGTAGGTGGACGGCTGGCGCAGGCGGCACAGCACCCACGGCTTAAGTGCGGCCCAGAACTTGGCGAGACGGGGCGGTAGCTTCACGGGTGGACTCCTGCCAGCGCCAGGCCGGCGTCGATCGTGCTGCGCAGGTAGTTGTTGCGGCCGTTCTCGTGGCGGACGATGGCGCACACCAGCGGGTACATCTGTGTGTAGTCGGCCACGTCCAGATGCACGTCCGGATCACAGCCCATGCTGTGTGCCACGGCTACCACGTAGGCGTCCGTGTTGTTCTCGTTCGGCGGCGCCCATCGGTCGATGATCGTGCGCAGGGTGTCGTAGCCCTTGGCGCGATACACCAGCAGCACCTTGGCCAGGGCGCGGAAACCGTACTTGGCGTCTGTGAACGTGCAGAAATCCGGGTCCGGTTGCTTCGGCGCCAGGCCCTGCCAGTTCGATCCGTGCCGGATGTTGCCCGGGTTGTTGTTCCGCTCGCCACGGGTCAGTGCGGTCACTTGGAGCCTCCCAGGTGAAAAAGTGCGTACACCGAGCCGATAGCCCCCGATACCGCGATCACCACGGCGCTCAAGTACTTCACGAACCGTACGACGCCGCGCGCCGTGTTGAACGCCAGCACCAGCTCGGCTACCTGACGCGTCAGGTCGTCCACCTTGGCCTCGACGCGGGCCAGGTCGTGCATCTGATTGGCCTCAGTAATCACTGATGATCGCGCCCCACTCGAAGTCGCCTGTCTGGAAGCAATGGGCGTGCTTGCCCGCTGCCAAGGAGAAGGACGCGTTGTACGCGCTTACGCCGTACCGCATGCCGGAAGGCGGGTAGACGGCCAGGGCGTTCGCCGCGTCGTAGTTGCTGATCCAGCACTCCGTGCCGGCCTTGCCGGTCGGGAGGATGCAGCCGGAGCCGGCGGGAACGGACGTGAACCGGTGCGTGGCGCCGGCGATAGTTGCCGTGGCCGTGGCCTGGGTGGTTCCCGCCGCAGTCATGCCGTTGGTCGCGGGACGCTTCTTGACCGTGCCGCCGCCAGAACCCGTGACACTCATGTAGACATCGTCACTGTTCTGCGGATTGCCCACGGCCAGAGTGCCGGCGCCATTGTTCCCGAGGATCTGCACGCGGTTTCCGCCAGCCGAGTAGGTCCAATCCACCACACCGGCCTGCTGGTCTACGATCAAGACCTGTACGTCGGCGCCTGAAACCGTGGAACCCGAGGCGCCGAGAACGATGCCCTTGCAGGTAGGCGAACCCGAAGCAGGAGCATCTAGCAGGCCACGCAGCACACAGCCCTTGAGCATCAGGAAGTTGACGCCGTTCTTGGCTGCGTAGAACTTGCAGGTCGTGCCGAACTGCGTGCGCTGTGCGTTCTGTCGGACGTTGGCCGAGTACCCGCCCTCAAAGTGGCATGCGTCGAACTCGTTGCCGTCACCGTCGATGTTCAGCGCGTAGCGGTGCGGCGTCGTGCCGCGGTTCCACGAGTGCGTGTGCGCCCACCGCGCGTTGGTGCCAGAGGCAATGTAGATGCCGTCGTAGGAATTGATCAACTTCTGCGACGAGTCGATAACTATCAGGTCGGTGACCTGGCTGTCGTGCGGTCCTTGGAAGTAGACGCCTTCCTCCCCGGATGAGTCGATCACGATGTTGTGGAACGAACCTTCCATGCCGAAGGTCTGGCTGGAGTCGGTGTAGTCGCTCCAGATGCCGCGCTGCGGGGCGTTCTTGATGTAGAGGTTGCACAGCAGCGGCTTGGCACCAAAGACGTTAATGCAGTGGCCCGAGGTGTTGCCCGCCCGGTTGCCGTCAAGCTGCATGTCGATGATGCCAAAGCTGGTCAATCCACCGGCGTTCGGTCGAGTGGAGTGCAGCGTGTTGGCGTTGTAGCCCTGAATAAGATCGCCGTTCGTTCCCGACTTGAGCTTGAGGATGGTTCGGAAACGACTCTGCCCGCGCAGGAACACCAGATCCTTGAGCTGCAACGTACCTGAGATGTACGTTCCGTCCGGAAACCACACCGAACCGCCGCCGAGAGAGTTCACGTCGTCAATGGCCGCTTGAATGGCGGCGGTGTCATCGGTCACGCCGTCGCCCTTGGCGCCGAACTGCTTGACACTAATGCGGTCGCGCAATTCGTCCTGAACGGTACGAGTAACGGCGCCCGTACCGGCCTGCAGGAAGCTCATAAGGGATGAGCCTGCCGACGCGATGAGATCGGTGAATCGGACGATCAGGCTGGGGACGATCCCCGATGCGGCGCTCGTAACCAGTGTCTGGGTCTGTACCAGGCTGGGCACGTCCTGTGCGTTGACCGCATCAGCCACGTTGCTGATGGTGTTGCCGCCAACGTCGTAGGTGCTGGTCAAAGGGTTGCGGAAGAGCCCGAACGTCACCTTGTTCAGGATCTGCTGGACGAGCATGGTCAGCCGGTCCAGGGCTTTCTCGTGGCTGGCCGCCGGGAACGGGCTGTTCGGCGGATAGGCCGTCTGCTGCACCGCCGTCACGTTGCGCTCGATGTACAGCTGGTCGCCGCTGGCGGGGGCCACGGCCAGGATGGCGCTGCCGCCGCCTGTGTCGCCCGAGCCCGTCAGGGTGTAGTCGCTGTTCAGCACCAGGGTCGAGATCGCACCGGTGGCCGCCGACTTCTTGGTGATCTTCAGGTCGGCATCGACCAGAAAATAGAACGGGACCGTGAACACGGTCGTCGAGCCGTTGCCGGTGTAGGAAGCGCTGGCGGTGTCAGTGCTGACGGTCATGGGGTGATTCCGGCGACGGTTGTGGACATTTTAACATCACTTGGGGCAAATCAAGGCGTGGCGGGGGCGCCCACGGCCGCACCCAGGTCCGGCGCGCGGTCGGGCGCCATCTCCCCGGACTGCCACCAGGCGTTCTGGTTCTTGCGGGCCATACGGGCGCGCACCCTGACGTTGTAGCCCGGGTTCAGCTTTTCCATCTGCTGCTCGTAGACCATGTGGTTGAAGGCGGCCTTGGCATACCACAGGCGGGTGAACGGCATGGCGTAGTTGCGGGCGAACTGCAGGGCCTTGGCCCCGTAGTTCTTGCCCTCGCCCATCACTTCGCTGCTGGTGTTGTGCGCCATGTCGTAGGCGTCGGACAGGAACGTCGCACCCGGGCCGAGCACCTTCACGAAAGCGTTGTTCTGGTGGTCGGCGCTGTCCCCGAACAGGAAGTCGCCGTACATGCCGAAGCCACCGGAGGCGACCGCCACTTTCTTGAGCCCGTCCGTGGTCAGTAGGTCGTCCGGGTCCTGCCCAAGCGCCAGCTTCTTGGCGGTCAGGGCGAGCGCACCCAGGCTGGCGCTGTACGCCATGAACCGCGCGCGGTAGGCCCAGGCCGATTTCCAGTCGCCCATGCCGCCGGGCACGTCGATCATGTGCGTGCGGAAGATGCCCAGTGGGGTCTGCTTGAGGAACAGCAGCCAGCGGGCCATCTGGCCCATCACGGTGCCTGCATTGTCCGGGGTGACGTGCAGCGCCACGTTGTCGCGCACCGTGTTGCCCGCGCCGCCGCGCGCGCCGATCTGGCTTTCGGACAGGGTCAGCGCCAGCAGGTGCTGGGCCGCCTCGGAGCGCAGTCGGCGGATGTCCTCGTCCACCTGGGCGGGCTTGGCCTTGTCGCCCATACGCGCTTCGGCGATCGGCCGCAGCTTCTCGTCCGGGATCGCGTAGATGCCGTCCGGGGTCAGCATGGTGTGGTTGTCGTTCGGGCCGGTTTCCAGCTCGGCCTGCCGCCACGTGGCGTAATGGTCGGCGGTCACACCGCGGTCGGCCAGGTACTTCTGCTCGGACGGCTGCAGGTCCGCAAAGTCGTGCTTGGCCACGTGGCCGCCCAGCACGTCCATCAGGCTGGCCGACACGCCGTGGGTCATGCTGCGGTCCCACATGCGCAGCAGGGACAGGACGTGGACGCCGTGGTTCAGAAACCGGGTGAACTGGTTGGACAGCTCGCCGGAGCCGAAGCGGTGCGTGCCGTCCTGCAGGGTCTGGGCCGTGATGCCGAGCCGGCGAACGAACTCCAGGTTCTCCTTGGTCGGCTTGACGCCCTCGGCCATGTTGCCCAACAGCGCGCGCTTGGTCAGGCCGATCTCGTGGCCATAGGACAGGGCCATACCCATGTCCGGGATCGCCGCCAGGGTCGAGCCGCCCAGCAGGGTCGAGCCGACCACGCCGCGGATCGTGTTGGACACCTGCGCCCACAGCGGCAGCGCGCCCGGGTGGCCGGGGCTGCGCATGGCGTTGTACTCGGCGATCGTCTGCTTCTTGAGCCGGTCGAGCTTCTTCAGCTGCTTTTCGGTCTTGCCGCTTTGGGCGTCAGCGGCGAACGCTCGCTCGATCAGCTGCGGCACGAACCGGTCGGCGTCACGGCCGAAGGTACGCGCCGTGGCGATGTCGCGCGCCATGCCGCGCAGGTGCTGGTCCAGCATCGACATCACGTTGTTGCTGGCGCCGTACTTCTCCATCATGCGGATGTAACCGTCGGCGTTCTTGAAATGCAGCTGACGCGGGGCGTTGCGGGTCGAACCCACGCTGCCGCCGTAGCCGGGGCTCGTGGCTTCCGCACGCTTGTTGGCGCCATTCGTGCCCAGCGTCTCGGCGGACGCCTCGACTGTCTTGCGGATTTCCTCCGCGGTCATGGGCGTGCCGTCCTTGCGGACGTAGCTGTTGGGGTCGATCTCGGCCAGCATGTCCTTGACGAACTGGTCGGGTTTCTCCCCGATCTTCTCCCACGCCCAGGGCTGAGGGAGATTCCAGTTGTCCAGGTGGTGGATCTGCACGCCGGCGTCGTTGGCCGTGACGCGGGCGCGCTCGAGCACGTCACGCACCTGCTGGCCGACCTTGTCGATCTCCGGCTTGCCCGTGGCCTCGCCGAAGATCGCCTTGATGATCGTGCGCTGCTCGTTCGGGTCCTGCACCAGTCCCCAGAACTTGCCCTTCATCGCGCCGCCGTCCAACTCGCGGGTGAAGTCGTTGTGCACCGCCTTGACCTTCTGGTCCAACGAGATGTCGCCGGTGTACTTGTTGCCGAAGGTCAGGCGCTGGCGCAGCGCGGCCAGGCGCTCGCCCGGCTTGAACGAGTCGGTCAGCCGGATCTGGTTGGTCCGGGTCTGCATATCGCGGATCGTGCGCGCCTGGGCGGCCATCACGTCCTCGCCGTAGCGGCTGCGCGCCAGCTTGGCCGCCTCGACGTACCGCTGCTCCTTGGACATCGACCGCCACGCGGCCGGGTCCTTGCGGGCCAGGGTCTGCATCGACGAGAGCATGCGCTCCTCGATACCGTCGACCTCGGCTTTCGAAAGCGGGCGGCCTGCGGCCTTGGCGATGGCTTCAACGCACTGTGCGAGCATGGGTCAAACTCCGTTTCGGGCGGCGCACGCGGCGGCCACGTCGTGCAGCTTGGCGAACGTGTCCGCCTCGTTGCGCTGTTTCTGCATTTCCTCGGCCACCTGGCGAAACGACACCTCGCGGCCGTCGTCCAGCTGGTACGGCAGGTCGCCGTAGTTGTGGACGAGGTGGTCGAGCTGATCCTGGTGGTACGGATCGAGTGGTACGTCCACCGGCTTGGCCGGTTCGCCGGTGGCTTTCGGCTCATTCGGCTTCGCTAGGTCTTGTTCCAAAAACCGCCGCAAGTCATCTGGTGATTTGATTTGTCCGGCGTCCAGCGCTTGCTTCGCGGCGTTGTACAGCCGTTCCCCTTTGAACGCACTGCTGCGTTTGGGACCGCCGGTAAGCGTGTCGTAAAACCCATCTACAAAATTTTGTCCGATGCCCGCCGCCATGGACTGGAAAGCCTGATCGATTCGTCCATTTCCGACCGAAGGCGCCGGCTGCTCGGCCGGCATCTCGACCGGCTTCAGGTCCGCGGCGGCCGATTCGAAACCGGGGAGTTCGGCCTGCGCCGCCTCGTGCAGGTCGGCCATCGGCTCGTGCGCCGGATCCGGCACCACTTTGTCGACCAGCTGCTGCGCGCGATCGGCCGGGATGTCCGGCAGGTCGCCGTTGGCCAGGTCGTGCAGCGCGCCGGCCATGGTGTCGGCGTGCAGCGTCGCGGTCTGGGGATCGGTCGGGATGCCTGGGGCGCTGCGGTTGAAGTGGTCCTCGGCCGCCACGGCGGACGCCGCATCGACATCAGCCGGATTCACCCGGCGCGCGGTCGCGTGACCGAAGGCGCCGAACGCCGCGCCCAGGATCAGGTCGGACGCCACGGCCTCGCCGTCGGCGATCCGGTACTGGCCCGCCATCTCGTGGTAGCCGTGAGACTCGAGCACTTCGGACGTCAGCCCGCGCTGGGCGGCGCCGAGCGTCACGTTGGCCAGGCTGCCGCCGATCACGCTCTGCGCCAGGGTCTTGCCGAACTTCATGGGCAGGAACGCGCTGCCGGCCGCGAACACGCCGGTCAGTGCACCCTGCTCCTGCGCGGTCGTCTCATCGACGCCCTGCGCCTTTGCTTCCTTGTAGCCGCTGTAGCCTTCGGCCGTACCCAGCAAGCTGGCCGCGCCCCACGGGCCAGCGACGGCGGCACCGCCGAGGCCGATGGTCAGCCCTTCGGACGTGCCGGACGCGATGCGACCCACGGTGCCGGTAACGCGCGGGTCCTGTCCGGTGGCCGCCCAGTCGGTGGCCACCTTCACGCCGGCGGCGGCCTGCTTGTACGCCTCGCTGTCCGGCTGGGGATTCTGGATATGCGCGATCAGCTCGTCCGGTGACGGGCTGTTGAAGAACGCGTAGCCCGCGTCGGAGCTGGCCAGGTCGTTGCCGAGCTGGCCGACCTTGTCCGCGCCGGAGACGATGCCTTTGGGGATCGCGGTCAGCAACCCTTCCAGTGCGCCGGGCGCCGGCACCTCACTGGTGCCGGGCATCGCGTCGATGCGCGCCTGTTCGTCCCGGGACAGGTTGAAGAAACCCATGTCAGTTTTTGCTCCGGAAGTCCACGACCACCTTGCGCCCGGTGCGGGGATCCGCCAGCAACCGGGTGCCGTTCTGGAACCCGTACAGGCCGTCGGCCAGGTTCACCGGCACGGCGGTGTCCATCAGCCGATCAGCCGCTACGTCGTCGAAGCCGGCAGCGGTGATCGCCGCCTTGGCGCGGCCGTTCCACTGGCTTTGGAAGTCCTCCGGCTTCATGCCGTAGGGTGCCAGCAGCGTTCCTCCGTTCTTCTTCCACGGCTGGCCGACAACCGCCTCGATCGCGCGCTGCACGCCGGCCGGGTCGATCTGGTCCAGCGGCTTGCCCTGCTTGTAGGCGTCGGCCGCGTAGTAGGCACGTGTCGCGTTGTAGGTTTCCTGCTGGGCCGCGGCCGACAGCTGGGCGTCCGGGCTGCGAAATGCGCCGCCCAGGGTCTGGTTGAAGAACGTGCGGAACTGCGTGTCGTTGAAGTTGACCGCCTTGGCGCCGCCGGGCATCGACGGGTCGTCCCCCTTGGCCATCTGCTTGTCGAGGTTGCGGCCGTTCAAGAGGATGTCGCCGTCGGCGATGGTGGCCGCGACGTCCGCCGGGGTCACCGCCTTGCCGCCCACGTAGGCCACGCCATCGCGCGCGGCAAGGTTGCCTGCGTACGCCAGGGTCGGGTTCTTCGGCGCCAGCTCGTTCATCGCCGTGCTGTACGCGCCCGGGTCGTTCAGGCCGATGCGGATGTTCGCCAGCGTGGCGATACGATCCTTGCCCGTCATCTTGCCCAAGCCCTCGGCCAGCGTCTTGACCTCGTCCTCGGTGAAAATCTGGGGCTTGGTCCCGTAGTCGCGTTCCATCGTGGCCGCGACCACCGTGCGGTCGCGCAGCTGGCTGGCCAGCGTGTCCATGTGGTTGAAGTCCAGGGGCTTGGCACCGGCGATCCCCGCGGTGATGGCCGACTCGATCGGCTTATCCTGCTGCTGCTTCTGCACCTGCGCCGCGGCGCGCTGCGCCATGTCATAGGTGCGGGACTGCTCGGCGTAGCCCGGACCCGGCTGCGGCGCGTACTGCTGGAGCATCGCCTCGCGCTGGGCCGCGGGCATGACCTTCACCTCGGCCACGAACTTGCCCACGCCCGCGCTGTAGGCCAACTGCTGCGCCATGCGCGAGCCCTGATCGTCGCCGAACACGCGCTTGAGGTTGTCCGCGGAGAAGCGAGGGGTGTTCAGCCCCGGGTACTGCTGGCCGTTCAGCAACGCAGCGTTGGCGTCGGTCACTTCCCGGCTGAGCGCACCGCGGTCCTCGGCCAGCTTGCGGCCCACCTGGGACTCGGCCTGGCGCACGTAGGCGACCTTTTCCGGCCAGGTCAGTTTGCCCCAGCCGGCGATCGGCACGTCCGCCTTGGCGATGTCCTGCTCGTTGAGCGGCTGGACCTGGGGGTCTTGCGGCGTCGGCGTGGCGGTGCCGAGGTCGGAAAAAGCCCCGTCCTTGAACGTGAACGCGAACTTGTCCGCGCGGTCGGGGAACTTGGCCGTCAGCGCGCGCATGGCGTCCTCGGGCGACTTGCCCGATTTAACCTGCTCGTTGGCGAACGCCAGCATGTCCGGCTGCGCCAAGGTGGCCGGGCCGCCCTGCGCGTTCGTGCCGCCGGCCGCAGGCACTTGCCCCGTCACGCGGCCACGATTGTTCGTCACGCCGCCCTGCGCGTTGACCAGGGTCAGGAAGGACTGCGGATCCTTGGCCACCACGCTGGACACCTGCACATTGGCATAGGTGTGCGCGGCCGATTCCAGCAAGGCGGACTTCACCGTCGGGTTGATGGTCGTCAGCCCGACAATGGAGTCGTGCTGCTTCTGCAGCAGGCGGGCGTAGGTGTCGTTGTCCGGCGAGGCGGCCAGGATGTCGCTGTCCGCCTTGATGCCGTCCTGCACCAGCCCCTTGGTGTAGTCGCCATTGAGCTGGGCTTGCGTCCGCATCACGCCATCGGCGAGCCGCAGCCCGGCCGCAGCCATGTGCAGGCCGACGAAACGCTTGGCGTACCGGCCCGGGGCCTGGTCGATCAGGTCGGTCTGCGCCTGGGTGATGTCGGCCTGCGTGTCCTCGGACAGCGTGGCGATCTTCTTGGCGTAGTCCGGGTCGGTCGGGTCCAGGCTGTTGACGCGCTGCTGGATCGTCTGCTGCAACGCCAGCTCTTTCTGCGATACAGCCGTGGCGGCCCACACGCGGCCTTGATCCTCCTCCACGCGCTGCACCTGCTCGCCCAGCTGCGTGGCACCCTGGCCGACATCGGCCAGGCCACGGGCGATGCCCATGCCAAACGCGCCGGCGGGCACGTCGGTGTTGATGGTGCCGCCAGGCAGCACCTGCTGTTCGTACGGATCGATGCGGATGCCCATGGGTGTCCTTACGAGGTGACCGGCGTGCCGGTGCCGCTGTACTGGCCATACGCCTTGCCTGCGCCGCCGAGCAGGGAACCGGCCGCGCTCAGGTAGCCCGACGTGGTGGCGTTGGATGCCGTGGCGTCGTCAAGCGCCGCGCTGTTCTGGTAGCCGAGCGCCTTGAGCTGGTAGTTGTACTTGGTGTTCAAGTTGTCCAACGTGCTTTGCCCGACGGAGTCGGACAACACATCCAGAGGGCTGCCTGTGGACGAGTCCACGCCCGATGCGCCGTAGTTCGCCTCCATGAGGCCGAGCTTGCGCATGGCGTCCTTGCGTTGGGCCGCCTGCGCGGCCGCGCCCTGCTGCAGCGTGGCGTCCGCGTTCTGCTGGGCCACCTTGCCCATGTACTTGGCCTGCGCTGACTGCGCCTGGCCCGCGCGAACGGCGCTGTAAGCCGAGATCACCGCACCGATGACGAGTGCCGCTGTTGCCATCTCATACCACCCGCGCGTAAAGCGCCGCGTCGGAACCGTCGGGGAAGTACCCGCGCATGCGTGGGCACTCCAGTTCGAACCCCAGCAGCCGCATCCACCGGTGCCCTTGCGGGAAATCGGCGGCCACTTCAGCCTCCAGCCGGCGGAAGCCGAGCACGTCGAAGTACCGGCGCACGGCGCGGTGCACCGCGACCATACGGTGCCCAACGCCATCGGCGAGGAACGCCCAGGCCGCACCGCGGCCGGCCCACAGCTCGAGCACGCCGGCGCACACCAGCACCTCGTCGCCATCCAGCGCGGTGAACGCGGTGAACTGCTCGATCTGCTCGGCCTGGTCCAACGGCATCCAGTTGAGGTTGCACAACTGCGCGCTCTGCAGCTTGAGCGCGCGCATGTGCTCGGCCTTGTAGGGAACGATCTTCATCCGCCGTCCTGGGTTTCGAGTTGGGCCGCGATCATGGAAATGTTGCTGGGCAACGGCTGGGTCTGGCTCCAGGACACGTAGCCGTCACGGTCGTAGCTGCCCTCCCACACCAAGGGGATGTCGCCGCTGAACAGTGACGGAGGTGTGTCCATCAGGCCGTCGGAGTAGCGGAAGGACACGTCCTGTGAGTTCGTGCCCGCGGTCAAGGTGAGCCCGAGCGTGTCGTACATCCGCACGATCAGCCGGTGGATGCGTTTGATCTTGCCTTGTGCCGGGCCGTCAGAGCCGCCGGCTTCAATCTGCAGCGTCTGGGCGCTGCTTGTGTAGCCCAGCCCGATGCACACGTCCTGCGCCGATCGCTGCAGGGTGATCGCGCCACCGGTGACTACCACGTCAGGGTGGGTGGCGCTGTCGGCCAGCACGGAAACCGTCTGGCCTTCCAGCCAGGTCAAGCCTGTGATCGAGGTCACCGGGCTGCCGAACACGGTGCGCACCGCGCTGTCCAGGTAGTAGGTGTCCTGCGGAACGTACTTGAGCTGCGTCACGCCGCTGGTCGTGTAGCTCACGGCGTCGCCGACTTCCCACAGCTTGGTCATGCGCTCGACGTAGCACACCGTGGCGCCGTTGACGACGCGCTGGATGGCCAGCCACAGCTCGTCGCGCGAGCCATCAGGCGACGGGATGCACGCGACGCTGAGCACCTTCGCTGAGTCGCCGGCAATCTCGTGCAGCATCCAGCCCTGCTCGTCCTGGTCACGGTCGTAGCTCACGCTGACCAAGGCGCCGTCATTGCGCACGGCCCAGATGATCTGCTGCGGCGCCTTCTGCAGCGCATACTGCTTGAAGCCGGTCACCGTCAGGTGCTCGGACAGCACCGACACGTCGGGTCCCTGGAAGCCATCCACGTAGAAGTCGTACTTGAGCGCGCGCAGCCGGCGCCCACCCTGCTGGGTGAACAGGGTCTCGTTACCCACGCGAAGCGGTGCGATCGGCTCGGAGCCGAATAGCGTGGACTGCTTGGCCGACACGTTGAGCGCGCTCAACGCCTGCCCCGTGGTGCCCGGGGACAGCAGCCATTCGCCGCCGGCCGTGCCTACCAGCAGGCCGTGCTGGTCGGACTGCATCCAGCGCACCACGTTGACCGTGTTGGCGTTGAGGCTGAAGGCGTACGCCGTCGCCGCGGTGACGGAGGAATCGGTCACGGCGCTTGGCGAGAAGGTGTTGTACTGCCCGGACACCGAACCGTCGATGCGCTGCGGCAATGCAGGCGCCCCGGCGAAGATCAGCCGGTCCTCGTGAAAGGTCACGACGGACGGGTAGTTCCCCGCGTACCACGCGCCGATGTACCAGGCGCGCGCCGCGGGCACGCTGCCGGTCGGGTCGGTAGAGCCCGGCGCCCAGGGATCGTTCGGGTCGGTGTACTTGGCCATCAGGCGTTCAACCCGACAATGTTCACGGTGACGGTTGTGGTGTTCGTCACCCCGGTAATCACCGCCTGCACCCAGTCCGGCGCGCCGCTGGTCGTGTTGTTGATACGCAGGAACCGACCCACGTCAGATGCCTGGAAGCCCGCGCCGCCATTGATGCCGGTGGTCGAATCCGCGGTCACCGTGGCGCCCGTGGTGCCGGGGGTGGATGCCGTGCACGAGAGCTTGGTCGCGGTCACGTTGCGCGGCAGGTAGGGGCCGTCCTGGAAGGCCATGTTGGCCAGCGTCCAGCTGGTCGCCCCTTGGCGGCTCAAGGTCTTGGGCGGGTAACCCGGGTGCACGATGTAGAGCACATCGGCCGACTGGGTGAAGTACAGGCCGGGCAAATCCCCCGCGGTGTAGGGCGTGGCCACTTCGTAGGGCACCCCGCCGCTCAGGAGCTGGCCCCCGTTGACGTAGAAGCGGATCTTGCCCGGCGTGAACTCGAGCACGTACGCCTGCGTGGTGTTGTATTCGAATCGCTGCAGGCGCACGTCCGTCGCGTTGGCCGCGGTCGCCACATAGGCCGTGCCCGGGCGCCGGGTTGCCGGCCCCTGCAGCGTGGCCACGTAGTTGCGCGTCGGCCCCAGGGCGTTGCGCCGCTTGGGCAGGTCGGTGCGCCCGTACAGCAGCGGCGACCACTCGCCGGCGTTGAAACTGGACTGGAGGTAGGTGGCGCGAGGCATCAGCGCACCCGGGCCAGCCAGTAATCATCGTCCGGCGCCTCGGCTGGCAGCTTTTCGAAGGCATTGATCGCCGACGCTTCGGCGATTGCGAAGCGGTAGTCGTCCTTGAGCTGGGACTTCTTCTGGTTCGACTGGGTCAGCCGTTCGACGATGGCGATGGCGATGCGCGCCGCCAGGGCCTCACAGAACGCGGCGTCGAAATAGGTGGCGTCCTCGATGTCCGCCACATAGCGCAGGTACAGTGCTGCCGTCGGCGTCACGGTGGCGCCGAAGGCACCCGCGCCGAACGGCGAAGTGCCCCAGTTGGTCAGCAGCTTCTTGCCTTCAACCTTCCAGTCGAGGGTGGCGTCGTTGGGGAGTAGCACGCGCAGGCAGTCGCTGGGCAACTGGTACTGGTACTGGTAGCCGAACACCGGCGTAGCCGTGTCCGGGGCCAGCTCGGCGCGCTTGATGGCGAAGTTCCAGCGATGCGCGCGCAGCTCGGCCTGCCGGCAGAAGTCATACGCCCGGGACACTTCGCGCGCCTCGGGCGAATTGTCCGTCAGGTTGAGGATCGCCGAGGCGCCCACCAGCTGAAGCGCGCGGTTGGCGATCCCGGTAACGGACTGGGCCATGCGCGCGGATCCTTACGTGTTGGTGATGACGGCGACCTTGAAGCCGGAGCCCGGGACGACGGCGAAGTATTCGGTCTGGCCCGCGGCCAGGCGCATGTTGGTGGCCGCCGCCGTGGGCGTCGCACCGAACGCCACCGAGCAGATGGCGTCGGTGTGCAGCCGCACGATCGCCGTGCTGGCGTTGAACGCGGCCGATGCCGCGCTGGACGCGCCGATCGCCAGGGTCTGCTCGGCCACCGGCGGCTGCTCGGGCGCGCCGTTCTGGTTCAGGTAGCCGGAGGCGTCCCGTCCCTGCTTGGCGAACTCGGTGACGTACAGGGTGGCCATCGGTTACACCGCCGGCCAGGGCTGGGTGAGGATGAACGCCTCGAGGTTCTCCAGGGCGACCAGGGCGGCCTCCCGGTTGGGCACGTTGGCGAGGTTGACGGCGATCTCGACGTCCTTGCCGTTCGTGGACGAAGCGACCACGGCAGAGTCGAGGTTCTGACCGTAGTTCAGGGCGTAGTAGGCGGTGGCCATCGTGTGCTCCGTGGAGAGGGCGGGATAGCCCCGCCCTCCCCGTCAGGTGGATCAGTTGGGGTGGCTGAAGTACAGGTCCACCACCAGCTTGCCCGACGCCGGCAGGGCGGCCGTGCCGACGGTCAGGATCACGCGCTCGCTGGCCGCGCTGGCCGAGCCCGACAGCGCCGCAGCGGTGCCGAAGTTGGTCGGGGTGTCGGTGGCCGTGAACACCGCGGCGGCGCGGTACTTGCCCGCCGTGGTGCTGTTGCCGATCGCCACGGTCGCGGTGCCCAGCGAGGTATCCGTGGTGATCTCGCCGCCGGCGAACAGGAAGCCCGCGGGGATGTCGGCCAGCACGATGGTGTCGCCGCTGGCCTGCGAGGCCAGGGTGATCGGCGCGCGGAACCGGCGGACGCGGGCTTCGTAGCCGTCGATGGCCGAAGCCTTGACGACAGGGAGGCTGTCAACGCCCGACAGGAGGGTCTGGTAGGTCTGTGCCATGTCGGATTCCTTACAGGGCGTTGATCATGACGACGCGCTTTTCTTCCAAGCGGGTCGCACCGAAGGTGCCGGTGGTGTACACCTGCCAGCTGTTGCGCTTGTCCGGGCGACGGTCCACCGACGCCGACAGGTCGTTCCAGATGCCCAGGGCCACGCCGGACTTGCACCACGCCGGGATCTGGCGGTTCGCCGGGGCCGTGCCGTTGTAGGACGGCGCGCCCGGGTAGCGCTCGGAGTGGATGAAGTTGAAGCCCATGAACGCGGTGATCTTGCCGTCGACCAGCACCGGCTTGGTGGTGTAGTCGAGGCTGACCGCCTGCGCTTCGTTGAGCATGTCGTCGTGGGCCTTGGCGTCCAGCGCGACGTACAGCGTGTCGGCGTCGACGTTGACCTCGGCGGCGAGGAACAGCTTCTTGGCCGCGCGCAGCTTCGCCACGTTCAGGCCGGTGCTGGCGCTCGCGCCGGTGGCGATGGCCACCTGCTGGCTGGACGGGAACGCAGTCGCGGTCGAGCCGTTCTCGCCAGTCTGCGCGTTGCCGAAGAACGCGCCGACGATCTCGTCGTCCATCGAACGGCCCAGGGCGTAAGCCTGTGCGCGAGCGTACGGACCCATCGGATCGATCAGCAGGCGCAGCTTGTCCTGGTTGTCGATCAGGTCGGCGACGTCGTAGTCGTTCGGGTAGCACCAGCGGCGGTCCTGCGGAGTCTGGACCAGCGGGGTATCGGAGTGGCGGCTGGAGTTCTTGACCGCGGTGACCTGGCCGAACTGCTCCAGCACCTCGGCGGCCTTGCCGTAGAGGGCGTATTCCTGAACGGTGCCGCGGAAGCGGGAACCTTCCTGCTGCAGCAGCATGGCGACATTGGTCGCGTACTGCTGGACTTGTGCGGTGGTGATCTGGTTCGACATGGGTTGTCCCTTGAGAAAAAGCCGAAAAGTTCAGGCGATGGGGTGCCTGTCATCCCCGGCTTGTCCTCAAGAGAGGGGCCACGTCTTACTTGCGCTTGGAGCCCAGCCGCAGGGTCCGATCCGGACTTGTCTGCGCCGAAATGTCTCCAGCCACGGTGAAATTGTACAGCCGTGTTGCGATTTCGACAACACTGGCGACACGGTCCGGCTCGGACGGGCCGCTGAGCGGCACCGCCAGCTTGAGACATTCCAGGCGGCAGCGGGCCGCTTCGGGGTCGATGTCGGTCATGCGGGCCTCGCGTAGATATCGAACATCAGGGGCTCGTAGTCGCCGGGGCTACGTGAGTCCACGTAATACCCGGCGGGGTCGAGCCCCTGGCTGTTGCAGTACGACAGCAGAAAGCTGTTGGGCTGGTAGCGCCATTCCGCTGCGGTGGCGGAGACGATCGGCGTGCTCACGGATCACTCCGGGAACGCATAGCGCTGCAGCTTGGTCATCTCGGCCAAGGCTTCGGCGTCGCGGTTGAGATACCGGGCCGTCCACGCCTTGTCGTTGCGCAGCTCCTGGATGCGGGCCTTGGCCTGCGCCGGCGTCAGCGCGCCGCCGTACTGGTTGTCCTTACCGCCAACGAACAAGTCCTCGCCCATCTTCGTGCCGAGCTGGTGCAGCGTCTGCATCAGTTCCTTGTGGCCGATCGCTGCCGACAGCTTGTCGACCTTGGCCGCATCCCAGCCCAAGGCGTTGACGACGTTGCGGGCGACCACCACGTTCTGGTCATGCGCCGCGCCCCAGGCCTCCTTCAGCGCGGCCACGTCCTTCTGGAACGCTTCGGCGGTCTGGTTTTGCTGACCGGCCACCAGGTTCTGCACGTACTCGTTGTTCCACGCGGCCAAGCCCTCGGCCTGCTTGGCGGTGATGCCCAGCTCGTGGAACTTGGCCTTGGCCGCTTCGGCGAAGCCGGGGTCGTAGCCTTCCGGCACCGGGATCTTGTAGTCCTTCGGATCGGCCGGGCGGCCCAGCTTCTCGTAGAACGCGGCCACCTCGGCGGGCTCGGCCTTGTCGCCGGGCAACACCACGGCGCGGCCGGCCTTGTCGGCGCCCAGCAACTTCTCGAGGTTGCGGTAGCCCTCGAGCACCTGGGTGGGTTCGGTCCAGCCCTTGTTCTGCACGTAGCCGACGGTCACCTCGTCGGCGCCCTTCAGCCACTCGGGGGCCGCGGCCGGGGCGGCCGCCGCCGGCGCGCCGGTGTTGAGCGATTCGCTAGTGCTGCCGCCGCCCACCACGGTGGAGGTGGTGGACGGGTTGCCCTGTGCGGACCCGGTTGCTGCGTCGGTCATGGGTTAATCCTTGATGTCGGCGCGAGCTTCGGGCGCGCCGTTCCCGTACTTTTTCCAGAGTGCGGCTTCATCCAGATGCAGGTGGTTGCAAATGCGCAGCCACACTTCGCGCCGGCCCTCGGCCACGGCATGTGCGCGCGGGTCCGGGTGGAACGTGGACTCGGTCGCACGGCAGAACCTGGCCAGGTCCGCCAGCACTTCCTCGGCCTTCGGGCCGGTGAACGTCACCTGGTATGCGTGCGCGCGTCGGCGCAGGAACCGCACGGCCTTCTCGATCAGGTCCATATCAGCGCCACCCAGGCACGTGCTGCATTTCGAAGGACAGGTTCTTCTGGTGCTGGGCCGCGCCTTCCAGCCCGTTCATCCAGAAGTGCCAGCGCGGATCCTGCTCGACGTATGGCGCTTTGGCCTTCCAGCCCTGCGCCTGGTATTGGTCCCATCCCTGGCGAATAGCATCCCGGCGCGTGGCCGGGGCGGAGTACACGCGTTTGTCGTCGATCATCAGCCGGCCACTTGGGTTCCGTCGGGCGCGGCGGACTTGAGCAACGCAGCCATGCCCGGCAGCGCCTGCGTGGCCTGCTCGGTCGCCTGCTGCTCGCTGCGGCCCTGCCGCTTCTGTGCCACGGTGGCCGCATCGTTGACGTACCGGAACGGCGCGCCGTTGATGTCCACCATGTCGGGGATGATGGTGTCCCAGTTGAACCAGTCCATGACGGACGGGTCCTGGGCCTGGCCGGCGATCTCGGCGGCGAACTGCACCGATCGCTGGATACCGGCCGCCTGCTCGGCGCGCATGGCGCGGTTGAGCGGGGCGTCGTACTCGACCTTGAACTCGGCGCGCGCGGCGATCAGCTCCGGCGGCGGGGGCGGCAGCAGCCCCTGCTCCATCAGCAGGCTGTACTCGCGCTCGATCATCGGCCCCAGGGACTCGGACTGGAACCGGCCCATGGTGGGGCTGAGCAGCGCGCCCTTCTCGCGCGCACGCTCCAGCACTTCGGTTGCCGTCATCTGCGGGGAGTCGACCAGGATCTGGAACAGGCTGACCAGGAACGAGTCGTTGATGGCCTGGCGCTCGTCGTCCATCAGCTCCTTGCCGACCTGCACCTGCCCCACCGGCAGCGTGTGCACCAGGGGGCGGCCTTCGGAGCTGACCGCGCCGGAGTTCAACGCGCCGGGGCGCAGGTTGAAGCCGTCGAGGATGCCATCGTCGTGCACCAGCAGCACAGGGTCCACCGCGCGGTGACCCTGCTTGAGCATGGTTTTCTTTTCCTCGTTCAGCACCTTGATGCTGGGGAGGACGTTCATCGCCGGGCTGCGGCCGTAGATTTCGCCGGGCGCAGTGATGTACCGGCTCACGGCGTACGGCAGCTGCTTGTACCCGCCCTCGCTCAGGAGGCGCTTGGTGTCCTCCAGCACGTAGCACGACTCGAATGGCATGGCCTTCGCGTCGATGCGGTACGGGTTCCAGTTCTCCCGGGGGCCGACGTGGTGGATCACCCACACCTCGGTGTTTGGCTTGTTCTCCAGGATGGCGCGGTGCTTGTCGTCCAGCACGCCCTCGCCCCACTTCTGGGCCACCTGGCGCAGCGTCATCTTGAACCGGCGGATCACCGTGTCGACGACGCCCTGGTGGTTCTCGCGGAAGAACACCTCGCCTAGGTTGATGTTGCGGTAGCGCAGGCCACGCTGGCGCGCGCTGGCCAGCTTGTCGACGTACAGGCAGCTGGTGCCGAAGGCGCCGGTGCTGATGTAGCCGTCGTGCTGCTGGCTCTGGTAGTTCGCCGCCGGGGCGTAGCGGTAGTGGAACAGCAGGTCGTTGACCTGGTCGCACCACAGCTGCACGGTGCGCCGCTTCATCAGGTCCGGGTCGGTGATACGGATGCGGTGCCAGATGCCGTTGCGCGGCGTGAGCATCGACTCCATCGCCGCGGCGAACCGGAACAGCGCGGTGTTGGCCGTGACGTCGAACATGTCCTGGCCGCGCTCGGCGCCCGGGACCGTGTTGCCGTTGGTGTAGAAACTGGTCTGGTAGTGCGGCAGCACCAGCCGGGCCACGTCCTCCCAGTGGCGCTCCCATACGCCGCGGCCCGTCTTGGCCTCGGCGTACTCCTGGCAGATGCGCTCGGCCAGGGTTTCCTCGCGGGAAGGACCGACAGCCATCAGCTCCCGCCCAGCATGCCGCTGGTGCTGGACACGGTGCCCAGGTTGCCCAGGCCCGCGCCGCCGTTGAGGATCGTGCTGGACCGGCCAGCAGCCTGCCGGCGCATCAGTTCGTCCTGTTGCGCAGCCGAGACTTCAGCGCTCTTGTCCGTGGGAGCCACGGGAGCGGGGGCCGGGGTGGGCATCTTGGGGCTGGAAAACAGTCCACCCATGGGCGGTTCCTATCGGTAGGCCGAGTTCGATGCGCCCATTGTATCGGGATGGTGTTTTTTTGTCATCACTGTAGCCGTGACGTCCTCACCGCGGACGTGACGAAGCGCCGAGGACATCGTAGTCCAGGCCCTCGGCCATCCGGTTGCGCCGGCCGTGCCGACTGGCGGCCATGTCCTTGCGCGCCACGGTGTGCCCAAAGGTGACGCTCAGTGCGTCACCGTCGTTGGGGCTGGCCAGGCCGCGCTTCTTCATGTCGTCCTTGGACTCCACCTGCAGCTTGCCGGTGGTCTTGTGGATGATCTTCTTCGGCCCCTTGAGGTCGTCCTTGAGGATCTCGCTGGCGTCGATCGCGCCGTTGCGCAGCCAGGTGGCCATCTCACCCCAGCACTCGGCGCGCTTGTTCTGGTACTGGTTCTCGTTGCGCGGGCTGCCCTGGGCGTACACGCTGACGACCTTGTATCCGGCCGCCCGCAGCCACTCGGCGCCGGGCGCGCCCACGCCATTGGCGTCCAGCAGCACCGCGTCCGGACGGTACTTGTCGATCGCCGGCGCCACGTGGTTGGCGGTGAAGTCCAGCACCTCCTTGCCGACCACCCGGATCGGCGGGATGCTGCGTGCATCGAAGCCCTGGCGGAATCGGATGACGCTGGGGTCGCGGCCGCCGTTGCCGTAGTCCACGCCCATGATGAGCGGGGCGCCAGGGTCCGGGATGATCTCCCGCTCCCGGGCGGCCAGGATGCTGTCCATCGGGATGAGCTGGTCGTCGCCGGAGTTGGGGAACTGGCCGTAGACCTCGACCCGGGCCTCGTCCGAATCCTCGCCGTACTGGTCGATGATCTTCTGGTACACCGCCGGGTCGGTGCCCTCGACCGCGCGCGCGTCGATCTGCCGTGGGTTCCAGACGCCACGGTATTTGTGGTGGCTTTCGAAGAAGGCGCCCGTGTTGTTGCGCGGGTTCGAATACAAGTCCCAGTAGCGGTCCAGCACGGGCTCGGTGAAGAAGCCGTCCGACACGGAGAAGATCGCCTGCGGGATGCCGCTGGCCTCGTCGAACTTCAGCATCACCCCGTTGTGGTTGTGGACGCCGGCGAAGGCGTCGGGCTTTTCCTCGCTCCAGAGCTGGGCGTTCAGGTAGTAGTAGCCTGTGTCGATCTTCAGGTCCCGCTTGAGCAGCGCGTCGAACCACTCGGCCGGACGCATCGACATGGCGGACTTGTCGAACCAGTGGCTGTTGAGGGCCAGGGTGTGCCACTTGCCCAGCTCGGCCATGGTGCGCGACACCAGCTGCGCCTCGGTGTTGGCGGTCACGATCGTCGTGGAACCCAGGCGCGTGGTCATCATCCACAGCCCTTCGAAGCTGAACAGGGCGGACTTGCCGATGCCGCGGCCCGACGAGATGGAACGGTTCCACATCTTCGGCGGCTGGCCGTTGGCCATGCGCAGCTTGTTGGCCCGGATGTGGTCGGTCTTGGCCTCCAGTTCCTCGATCTGCCACTTGCGCGGCTCCTTGAACTGCTCGAGCGGGGTGTTGGCCTTGCCCCACGGGAACAGGAACATGACGAACGCCCGCAGATCGTCGGCCAGGTTCGGGTCCCACAGCTCCGTCATCAGGGTCTGTTCGGTCTGGGCGTCGTAAAGCTGCTTGGCCTTCGGCATCGTTCAGGTTCCGTTTAGGTTGTTGACGCCGCGCAGATTTCAAAAAATTTCAAGAGGGCGGCCTCGACATGGCCCCGGGTGGAACATGCGCGGCCAAATCCCGGCCCCCGCCCACCCGCCACGCCCCCTCCGGAGAAAAAGGGGGTCCCATTCGCGCCTAGCGCGATCAGTCGAAGATGTCCGGCAGCGAGGGAGTTGATTGTTTATCAACTGCGCTAGGCGGCTCAACGCTAGGCGTAGCAACGATTTCGCCCTCGATCACGTCGGTTGGGTCGCACATGGGTCGCAGTTGGACCACGCGAGCACGCGCCGCGGCCAGTGCGTCACCGATGTCTATGCGGTGCTCTAGCGTGATGTCCAGCTTGTCACCGTACACACGGGGCATCAGCTTGGCCGCGCGCCACTTGATGTCGTCAATGATGAGCCTGGCGCGCTGGACGTCGGGTTCATTGCGCGCCACGTCCGCCATTGTGTCTACTTGAGCATCTACTAATATTGCGCGCGCACGTCGCACCGACTGTTCGAAAGCTGGCAGATCGGCCAGCCACTTCGTGTACTGGTACTTACTGATGCCTGCCAGCTTGCACGCACGCTCAGTGCTCTGACCGCTCGCAATGAGCGTGCAGACCCGCGCTTGTTCAGCGCTAAGCCCTTGATCGTCAAAGATAGATAGGCTGCGGCTATCGCTCATGGCGCACCGATAGAGAAAAACAATCGATTTGGGTGTTGACGTTTGCGCATCGTTGGTGTCATTGTACCAACACCAACCTGCAAACGGAGTAGCGCACATGACCCGTCAAGCCCTGCACACGCCCTATCCGTTTCACCAGCACAACCCGCGCGCGCATGTCGTGTGCTGCCGTCCTCGCCGCTTGCCGCGCCGCAGCGCGTGGCAGCGGTTCAAGGATGAGATTGCGCGGCTTTGCCGCTGATTTGCTGCGCCTGCATCGCTGTATTTTTCACATCACACTGAGGAAATGAACATGCGCCACTCAATCGAACATCCGCTGAAATTCTCCGCTCGCGCGGTCGACGTGCTCGGAACCAAGCCGGGCAACGCGGCGCTCACACTGGAGCTGGCGGCTGCATTTGCCGCGCAGAATCCGGGCTTCGATCCGGCCAACTACGGCGGACATGCCGCCGGATACCGTGCAGACTCGCGCCGGGCTCAGCGTGGGTTGCGCGACTGCCGCGAAGCAATGCGGCTTTGCCTGGCGGCAGGCGTCAACGATGGCGACATGATCGAAGCGTCACGCGGGGAGCGGTTTGAAATCACCGGCGATGCGGCCGGCGGATATTCCGCGCACTACACGGCCGGGCAGTACTGGTGCACCGAGTTTAGGTTCGGGGTCGCGCGCGTGTTGGAACAGGCCGCGCGTATCGCCATGCGTCGAAACGGGCGCGCGTCGTGACCGCCCGCAACCGCGTCGTGTGCCGCGTGAACAAGCACACGGGAAGCCCGGAGCTGTTCCTGCCTGACGTGCCAACGCACCAGGGGTTCATCGCCTACTTCACGGCCAATGGCGAGATCGGCCACGCGGCGCCGGACTACATGCGCCGCAGCACCAGGCCGGCCAATGGGGACGAGTGTGCCGAATTGCTGGCCCGGTACAAGGCGCGGCCGGATGCCGGACGCGTCGTGCTTCGCCAGCGCATCCGCTGAAAGGGAGAAAGCCATGTTTGAACGTGTTGACGTGTACGTGAAGCGCGGCGGTCGGTGGGTCTATCACGACTGCAGCCGCGCGCGCAAAACTCTGGCCGCCACGGAACGACTGTTCGCGGTGCTGCTCGGCGAGCCCGTGAAGTGCCGCTGGTCCGAACGTTGACCCTTGCCACGGCCGCTTGTGAATCAGGCGGCCGGAACAAGGGCCAATGGTGGCCCGGAGGACAGAGAGATGCGCAAGAGATACGAAGCGGTGAAAGTGCCAGTTACGCACGAAACGGACCCTGCTACGGGGCTGGTGGTGCGTGAGGTAGCGCCGCCGGCCGATGCGGCCTGGTACTGCTGCAGCCGCGTCAACGGCGAGGTTTTCTACGGCCGCGATGCGTCAGAGGCCGAAAAGAAGGCTAAGCGGAATGACCGACAAATCGCCGACAGCAGGTTGATGCTTTGACCACCTGGCGCGAAGCCCGACACTTCCTGACCATCGCGTTGACGATCGACGCGGCGGTCGCCTTGGCCCTTTGGGCGGTACACTGAGAGGGAAAGACCGTGAAGCGTAAAACCTACCTGGTGCAATCTGCGGTTGGACAAAGCGCCATCCGCCACACGTTCAACGCGGCGATGCGCGACGCGGCTCCGGCGATGCTGCGGGAGTACGCGCAGGCGCGCCATCTGACAGGTACATGGTCACTCACGGACAGCGGACGCGAGCAAGTCGACGGGGTCACGGTCCACGGCTGGCGCGTGTGGCGCCACGATGCGACCGGCCAGGGGCTGCGGATCGTGGCGAACCTGCAGCCCTAGCACGCACAACCTTTATTTATCGCACCCTCAAACCCGGCCCCGCGCCGGGTTTATTTTTGGGCGGCGGTCGATGGGCGAAATCAGAGGGCCGGCCCCTTAGCAGCCAGCGGGAGGGAGATCCCTTCTGCGAACCGTAGAACCGGCTTTTCAACCTCGGAAGCCGCAAACCCTTGATCTGCCTTATCTATTCTATCTTTTCTTTGATTCTAAAAATAGAATAAGGTTGGGGAATCCCGTTTCCCGCTCTACGTATGTTCCCCTAGCGTACGCCATACGTGTAACGGAAATCCGGCCCCGGGGAATTTGATCCCAAACGCAGAGTCGGTAGAAATCGCAGAAAAACGGCGCCGTTGCGCGGTTCCCTTCCTTCTAACGCCCTTCCCGCTTCCAGAAAGCAGCCCCTCACGTTGTACGTATGGCGGCGCATACGTACAATGTTGTTGCGATTACCGCACCACGAGGTCCGAAGCATGCGCGACGCCAGCTACTACGAGAACCGGGACGAAGTGAACGCCAACCGGCAGGCGACCCGGGAGTTCAACCGCAAGCTCAAGTACCGTCTGGCCGAAGAACACTACGACCTGATGCAGGCCGAGATCGAGGCCAAGACCGAAGCCGAACGGGAGGCCGCGCGCGAGCGCACGCGGCGGTGGCGCGAGGCGAACATCGAGCGTGCGCGGGCGGCGAGCCGTGAGCGGTCAGCGGCGCGGTACAAGGCCCGGCGGGATGAAATCCTGGCCGTGGCGAAGGCAAAGCGCCTGGCGGATGCGGTCGCGAAAATGGAGCTGCAGCGCCGCATCCGCCAGGTCGCCATGGGCGAGCTGGATATTTTCAGCTAGCGCCCCATCCCCAGCACCGGGATGATCCCGACCACCTCGACGCCATCCTCGCGCGCGCCGAAGCCGAACACCGGCCCTAGGTCGTACCGCCCTGGCGCGAACGCTGGCCGGATCTTCCGAAGCAGCGTGCGCCCATCCGCGGTGCGCACAATGGCCGTGTCCATGCCCGCCCCCAACGTGGCGGAAACCTCACCCGGCGCGCACAGGACACGCCACGACTCGAGGAATGGATCCCCGGTCATCGCGAGCGCAACCACGTCGGCATCTTTGCTCTCGACCGTCGGGGCGAATTTCACCTCACCCGTGAGCGCATCCACGGAGCCACCCACGGGCGCAGCCGCGGCAGCCGGCCGCGCTTCAACGGCCGCACCGGGAACGCCCGGCACCGGCCCCAGCTTGAGCCCACCCACCTTGGCCAGCACTTCGGCCAACGGCTGCTCGAGCAGACGCGCGATGGCTTCCACTTCCTCAAGCTGGACCTTGCGCTTGCCCTTGAGCAGCGCGTGCAGCGCCGATGGATCCATCCCCAAAGCCGCGGCGAAGCCACGCAGCGAATAGTCCTTGCGACTGATGTGCAACCGCAACCACTTCTCGTCGATCTTGTGCTTGGTCGTAGACATGACGGTGGCCGTCCCTAAGTGAAAAATCCTGTCAATTGTGGCCCGTCCCCTGTCCGGTGCGCAAGTTCTCGCACCGACGTGATGAAGGAAATGTGAAGCCGATGCACTGTTGACACCGCGATGAGATAAGCGCACCATGCCTCCCACTGACACCGAAGGGGAGCGCCAGCCGCATGGCTGCAGTCGTCGCAATCGATCCGGGCCTCACGGGGGCAATCGCCTACTACGACGGCCGGACGCTGGATGTGGAGGACATGCCCACGGAGGCCCGGGGCAAGAAGTCCGCCGTCGATCTGGAGAAACTGGCCGACCTGACCGCAAGGCCGCACATCTGGGTCATCGGCTACTCCGGCCCGCCCGCGCACGGCGTCATCGAAAACGTCGCCACCATGCCCAAGCAGGGCCTGGCGTCCGCATGCAACTTCGGCAAGACGATCGGCGCGTGTGAGATGGCCCTGGTCGCTGCCGGCTGTGAGCTAGTCCGGGTAACGCCCCCGGTCTGGAAGTTCGGCGTTGGCCTGAACGCCGATCCCAAGGCCGACACGAAAGCCCGCAAGAACGCCAGCCGTGCCCGCGCGACCGAGCTGTTCCCCAGCTACGCCCACCTGTTCGCGCGCGTGAAGGACGACGGCCGCGCGGAAGCGGCCCTGATGGCCTGGTGGTTCGTCCACAAGCACACGAGGAAAACCCCATGACCCATCCCACCACGGAGCAGCGGGAGTTGTCCATCGCCAAAGGAGAAAAGGAATGAGCGAGGAACTGATCGAACGCCTGCGGATGGAAGCGCAGATTCACGCCCAAGAGGCGCGGACCGCCAACGCCACTATCGCGGAGATTTATCAGCTTTGCAGCGGCGGCAATGGTGAGCCGGGCAACTGGCACGGTGCCGAGCCGGTGCGCGCCCTGATCGCAGAGCGTGACGCACTCGCCACCACCCTGCGCCAGCAAGCCGGGAGGGTGGATGTGCGGGCCGCGGTCCAGCGTATGGCCGGGATGCTGGAACAAGGCGAGTGGGCCGACCTTCTTTCGACCGATCCCGACGTTGCGCGCCTGAACGCCGCAATCTCTGCCGCCCTCGCGCAGAACACGCAGGGGAAGGCTCGCTGCGGAAGCTGCGGCGACGTTATCAAGCCGGACCGCCTGACCGGCACGACGTGCGCGTGCGCCCACGCCGGGCGCACGAGGGTGCCGGATGCCGACGCACAGGACGCGAAGCGATGGCGCTACGTGTACGCGAACAGCATGGTGATGCGCGACATTGGCGGCCTGTACCACGGCGATGTTGAGTACCCGACCGCCGAGGAAATCGACGCGGAAATAGCCGCCGCCCCGTCCCAGCGCGCGGAGGTGGACCGTGGCTAGCGCGAAGGAAATCGTCCAAGCGAAGTACCCATATGCCTACGCCTACCAGTGGTCCGGGCCGAAGCCGTGGGTGATCTATGCCACCCGTCCGCTCGACCCTGGCCATGTTGGCGAGCACCTGTCGCCGCCGTGTGCGACAGCGGAACAGGCATGGGCCGCTGCTGCCGCGAAAGCCGCCACCCAGCCCGAGGATGCCGAATGAGCACTGTGACGCTAGCAAACGAACTCCGGCGCGTGTGCGGCCATGACTCTCGCAGCGTGGATGGATGCTTGCACTGCGAGGCCGCCGATGCGCTAGAACAAGCCCACCTAGCCCAGCCTGCGCAGGCGGTGGATGTGGGGGCGATTCGGGAGGTGATCGCGGAGCTGTCGAACCCGAGCGTGCTGCACGCACCCTACGTGACCCGCTGTGCCGACAAGCTCACCGCCGCCCTCGCCAAGTTCACCCAGGAGAAGCAAGCATGAAAACGAAGGTACAGATTCTTGCGCAGATCAGGCAGGCCAAGGCACGCATCGCCAAGGAGCGCGACAAGCTGCGCGACCTGATTTCCGACCTCGACCAGATCGCGGACGACTGTGACGAGGCCCATGACGACCTTGAGCGCGCTGCCGATGCGCTAAGTCGCCTGCTGTGACCCACCACAGGAGAAGCCGTGATGGGAGAGAAGATGACGCTGGAACAGGTGCGGGACTGGCACCGGAAAAAGGCACGCGAGATGGACGTTTGCGGCGAGCTGCGATTCCCCGGCCCGAACGAGAGCCCGTTCTATCGCTACCCGTCCGATGAGTCCAAGGCGCATGACGCTATGGCCGACGCCATCGACGCCCACATCACCCAGCCGGCGCAGGCGGTGGATATGGGGGCGGAATGGCGACCGTTCTACGCATCGGTGATCCAGTCACTTGCGGTGCTGGCGCGTGCGCAGACGACAGATGACGGGCCGAGGGAGGCGATCCTGCGCGACACCGGTCATGGGCGAAGTGGTGCGCATCCGTGCTGCGTTGACCCACAGGAGGACACCCCCGATGCTGCCCGATGAGGTGAGGGAGGTGCTGGCCGGCTGGGAGTCGCTGGAAGTTGACCACGAGCCCGATGGATGGCCTGCCGTGCGCATGCGTGAGTTGACGGCAGTCCGCGCCCACCTGCTGGCCCGAGAGGCGGAGGTGGAGCGGTTGCGGGCTATCGAGAAAGAACGCTGGGACGTTGTGGCAACTCGCAATGCTGCGGTCATGCGAGCCGAGCGCGCCGAGGCAACTCTGCGCGAGATACGGGATTCAACGCACAAGTCGGCGCTGATGCTTCGCGCAATGGCCGACCGCTGCATCACCGCCCACCTTTCGGAGAACAGCCGTGGCTGAGAGAACCGTGTTCCTCGTGTACGGGTACGACTACTACGAATACCCGTACAACCCAATCAAGGCGTTTGCCGACGAATCTGCCGCGAAAGCCCTGCTTGCCGAAATTTCGGCCTATCAGGATGGGCGGCCACAGTATCCGAGCGGTGACGCCACCGACGAAGAATACGAAGCCTTTAACGAGTCATACGAGCGGTGGTGCGGCTCGCATCCCGCCAAGCACGCCTACGGCCACGATGGATTTGACGTGATGCCACTAGAGCTAGAGGACCCCACCCATGACGCCTAACCTGCTGGATGAGCTTGAGAAGATCGTCGCGCTGTCGGAGAAGGCCAATGCTGCCGATATCTTCGACACCTTCGATGCAGTCGATGATTTTCAGGCTGCCTCCGTCAACTTCCTCCGCACCCACGCCCCCGCCCTAGCCGACATGGCGAAGCGGATGGAGGCGGCGGAGGAGGCGTATCGAAAAATGCTCGCAGGCATTGATGCCGAGCAACTTGTTGCTGCCAGCAAAAAGCACGGTGACGCGCTTAGCGTCCTGAAGGACGCGGGGAGGTACCGGCACTTCCGAAGACAGATCGCTACCGGGCGGTGCGAAATACTCCACGATTTGGATGTTGGGTATCCGCTTCATGCCGATGACCCAGTGGGAACGTTAGAGCGCTTCATTGATTCCAAGCTAGACGCCGCCATCGACGCCACACAGGAGGGCGAGGCCGGCTAATCCCCGGCCTTTTCTCTCGCCTAAAGTGATGTGATTTTCTCACCACTGCCGTACAATACGCACACATGACCCACCCGTGGAGCCAACGCATGGCCAAACCCACCCGCCATCTCGTGGTGCCGGACACCCAGGTCAAGAAGGGTGTGCCGATCGACCACATGGTCTGGATCGGCAAGGCGGTCAAGGACTACGCGCCCGACACCGTCGTCCACCTGGGCGACCACTGGGACTTTCCTTCCCTGTCCCGCTACGACGCACCCGGATCCCTGGCACTGGAAGGCGCGCGCGTCGAGGACGACATCGCCGCCGGAAACGAGGCCCTGGAGTTGATGACCCGGTCCATGGGCAAGTACAAGGGCCGCAAGGTGATCCTCACCGGCAATCACGAGCAAAGGCTCGAGCGCGCGATCAACGCCGACCCGCGCCTGGCCGGCACGCTTGGCTACCACCTGCTCAACCGCGAGCGGCTGGGCTGGGAAGTGGTCGACTATTACTGCGGCGCCCCGGGCCAGGTCTGGATCGACGGCATCGTCTACGCCCATTACTTCGCCGCGGTGAACACCGGCCGCGCGATCGGCGGCACGGCCAACAACAAGCTCAACCACGTCGGCGAGTCCTTCATCCAGGGGCACGTGCAGGGCCTGGATCCCGGCAAGAAGCAGTACGCCACCGGCCGGAACAAGCAGGGCTTCGTCGCCGGTTCCTGCTACCTGCACGACGAAGGCTACAAGGGCCAGGCCAACAACCACTGGCGCGGGATCCTCGTGCTCAACGAGGTCCGCAACGGCGAGTTCTGCGCCATGCCCCTGACCCTGGACTACCTGTGCCGCAAGTACGAGGGCGTGGCCCTCGACGTGTACCTGCGCCGCAAATACCGCAACGCCACCCACCGTTTCACTCTGGCCCGGAGGGCATCGTGAACGTTCTACCCGAAGACGACGCCGAGCGCGGCGCGATCCTGCTGGCCGACTGCCTGCTGGACTACTTCCCCAACGCGTGCGCCGCGGTCGCCAAGCACAGCGCCAAGAGCAACGCAAAGCACAACCCCGGCCAGCCGCCGCACTGGGCGCGCGACAAGTCGACCGACCACCGCAACAAGATCATGCGCCACCTGGTCGACGCCGGCGGCGTGGACAGGAACGGCGACAAGCACAGCGTCGCACTGGCCTGGCGCGCACTGGCCAACCTGGAAGACGAGCTGATCGCCGAAGGCGCCACGCCCGGCCGCAACACCCGCGGCGCGCCCAAGGAACACCGCCGCGTTGCCACGCCGGCCGAGCTGGCGGCGTACCGGGACAACGGCCGCCGCTACCCGACCGACCGCAAGGGCGTCGTGTTCAGCACCGGGGACACCGTGCGCATCGTGGACCCGAGCCACGACGACGTGCTGTGCGGCTTCGGCAAGGGCTCGTCCGCCAAGGTGGCGAGCCGCAACCACGTCAACCAGATGGTGCTGCTGCAGGCGGGCTTCGACACCCGCTGGTTCCACGGCCGGCAGCTGGAGGTGATCTCGTGAGCGTCCTCGACGACTTCAACCGCTTCGCGTTCGAACGCGCGAAGGCCAAGTACAACCGCGCCCAGTACGACCAGATGACCCACGACGACTGGGTGGCGCTGGTCGAGGGGTACAGGGAGGACGCGGAGAACGCGCCCAGCCAGGATGCGTACGACGAGCTGGAGGAAAAGCTGGCAGACGCCGAAACTCTGCTCGACCAGCGCGCCGACGAGATCGCGGACCTGAGCAAGCAGCTGGAGGCCGCCGAAGACGCGATCGACGAGTTGAAGCAGGAACTCGCCGAGCGTGACTGACCTCGCCCTGCCGGAAGACTGGCAGATCGAGGGCGCGCAGTTCCTGGCCGATCGGCGCCAGGCGTTCCTCGCGGATGAGCCGGGGTGCGGGAAGTCGTGCCAGGCCATCCGCGCGTGCGACGCCATCGGCGCGTGGTCGATCCTGGTCCTGGTGCCGGCGTCCGTGCGCGTCAACTGGCTGCGGGAGTTCGACAAGTTCAGCCTGTTCGACCGGCCGGGCGTGGCGATCCTCGACGGCAAGACGCAGCCGATCGCCGGCGTCAACGTCTGCAGCTACGACCTGTTGGCAAACAAGAAGTTGCGGCAGTCTCTGGCGGCGAGACACTGGGATGTTCTCATCCTCGATGAGGCGCACTTCCTGAAAACGCGCTCGGCGGGGAGGACCAGGGTGGTGTATGGCCGGCGCTGCGACGGTGTCAACGGATTGGCAGAGCGCGCGACGTATGTTTGGCGCTTGTCGGGCACGCCTGCCCCAAACCACGTCGACGAATTGTGGACTCACATGCACGCCGCATGCCTGTACCAGAAAAATTGGTTCGACTTCGTCGCAGATTTCTGCACCGGCTACGAATCGGACTACGGTTTCCGCATCACCGGGACGAAAAATGCAGACGCCCTCAAGGCGCTGCTCCACCCGTTCATGCTGCGCAGGAAAAAAGCCGACGTGATCCCGAAATTGCCACCCATCGAGTTCGAATACCGCACGGTCGAGCCCGCCGTGGTCGACGAGGAAGTCTATTTCCCCGAGACGATCATGGGCGGCAACGCGCACCTGCGCCAGGAGCTGGCCGACCAGAACGCGCAGTTGAAAGCCGCGCGCGAGGGCAAGGCCGACGTGCTCGAGACACTGCGCACGCTGGCGCCTTCGGCAGGCACGCTGCGCAAGTACATCGGGCTGTCCAAGGTGCCCGGCTACCTGGACGTGATCCGGCCGGAGCTGCGCGCGCGCAAGTACGACAAGCTGCTGATCGGCGCCTGGCACAACGACGTGGTCGAGTGGCTGCGCCGGGAGCTGCACGAGTTCGGGGCGATCACGCTCTACGGCGGCACGCCGGCGGCCAAGCGGCAGACGCTGCTGGACAAGTTCAAGACCAACCGCGCCTGCCGCGTGCTGATCTGCCAGGTGCGTGTGGCGATCGGCTTCAACGCGACCGCGGCGTACCGCGCGGATCTGCTGGAGCCCTCCTGGGTGCCGGCGGAGAACAAGCAGTTCATCGACCGTGTGCATCGCATCGGTCAAACCGGGGCGGTGACGGCCCGATTCTTCGGGTGCGGTCGGAGCATCGACGCCGACATCACCCAGGCGCTCGCTCAAAAAGCGCGCGAGTTGGCAAAAGTTTTCGATTAACCGTTGACATACTATCCACGCGGTGGGATTATCTCACCACTGCGGTGCGACACGACCAAAACAGGGAGAAAGCCCATGCAATTCCAGCTCGTCATCACCTGCCAGTCCATCGAAGACGCCGAGCGCGTCCTGGCCACCCTCAAGCACGGCGCCGATCCGGCGGTGGTCAAGCAGGTGGAGGGTCAGATCCCGTTCGCCGATCCGGCAGGCCTGTCCGACGCCGAGTCGCCCGCCAAGAAGCACTTCCCGGAGACGACCAACACAGCCGCCGAGAAGCCCAAGAACCCCCGGGGTCGCCCGCGCCGTCAGGTGGCCGAGCCCCTTCCCGAATCTGCTGCGCCGGAAGCCGAAGCGACGGCGACCCCCGAGGCCGAAGCCCAGGCTCCGGCGCAGCAGACCTACACCATCGACGACGTGCGCGCCGCACTCAAGGACGTCCAGGCCAAGTACGGCACGGCCGACATGGCCAAGCCCCTGGAGATCCTGGGCAAGTTCGGCGCCGGCCGCGTGTCCGAGGTGAAGGCGGCGGACTACGCCGGCTTCATCGCGGCGTGCAAGGCGGCGTAATGAAGCCGCGTGACCCCTACGTTCCCCTGGGCGTTGGCGGCGACAAGGCCGCCAACATCCACCGCTGGCCGCGGCGCACCACGGCCAACCGCGAGATGGTCAGTGGCCTGGCAGCGCACGCGCTGTACCTGGCGATCAAAGACCGCGCGGCCGAACGCAAGCAGGCGGTCTACCGGCTGGTCGACGACATGAACATCGGCGCCAGCACCTACGACCGGCTGCGCAACTGCAAACCGATCGCGCAGACCACGGCCTTGAAGATCGTGACCTATCTGGGCACTTCTGTGCGCGCAGTGATGGGAAAATATCATCAGGAGAAGAAGTGATGGCCAAGTGCGAGAAGATCGAAGTGAAGCCGGTGCCACATCCGGCCGAGTATCAGCTGACGCTGAACGAGGGCGAGGCGTGCGTGCTTCGCCAGTTACTCTCACACCACGTGGCTGGCGCGGGCTGCGGCCCGCTGACCGCCATCGAACACGCGCTCAAAGCGGCGGACGTGGGGCTCGGTCGTCACGTCATTGTCCGGCGCAATTGGGGCCCGGACGATGTCGTCCTGCTGGTGAATCACCTGTGATCGCCCTCCCCGCCCACAGCAAGGTCGGCGCCAGCAGCATGGCCCGCTGGGAGCGTGACCACTGCCCCGGCTCCGTGCGCCTGTCCCAAGGGCTGGAGTCCAAGGCCGGCTTCGCGGCGGCGGAAGGGTCCGTGGCACACATGCTGGCCGAGGAAGCCTTGCTGGGCGACGACTACCGCCGCTGGCACGGCAACGGCGTCCAGCAGGACGGCTTCGACATCCATGTCGACCAGGCCATGATCGACCACGTCACCGAGTACAAGGTGATCGTGGACGACCTCTCCGACGCCGACACCGTCCGCCACGTCGAGCACAAGTTCCACTTGAAGCAGCTGCACGCGGCCCTGTTCGGCACGTCGGACTGCGTGCTCTGGCATCCGAAGCGCCGGCACCTGGACGTGATCGATTTCAAGTACGGCGCCGGCCACGCGGTCGAGGTGCGGGACAACCCGCAGCTGCAGTACTACGCGGTCGGTGCGGTGATGACGCTGGGCTACGCCCCGGCCACGATCACCCTGCACATCGTGCAGCCCCGGTGCCCGCATGAGGATGGCCCGCACCGCAGCGTCGACGTGGATCCGCTGGACCTCCTGGACTTCGCGGCGTACATGGTCGCCTCCGTCAAGGAGACGGAGAAGCCCGACGCCGCGATCCGCGCCGGCGACTGGTGCCGCTACTGCCCCGCCGCGGGCGTCCCGGGCCGCTGCCCCGCGCAGGCCAAGGCCGCCAACGAACTGGCCAAGGTCGCCTTCACCCCGGCGGTGCAGTACGACCCGGCCGAGCTGGCCACCTGGCTGGACCGCCTGCCGATCCTCGAGGCCCAGATCAAGGCGGTGCGCGAGTTCGCCTACAACGAAGCCGAAGCCGGCCGCTGCCCGCCCCGCTACAAGCTGGTCGAGAAGCAGGCGCGGGAGAAGTGGCGGCCCAACACCACGGCGGCGCAGCTGCTGGCAGAGCTGGCCATCCCGGCCTTCGCCGAAGACCTCCTTGAGGAACCCACCCTCAAGAGCCCCGCCCAGGTGCGCAAGCTGGTGCCGGGCAAGAACGACCGGGAGCGCGCGGCCAAGCTGGCGGCGTTCACGGTGAAGGAATCCAGCGGTCACACCCTCGTCTCCGAGGATGACAAGAGGCCGGCGATCGCGCTGGATGCGAAGCAGGTTTTCGCACGTCTTGAGTGATGGGATTTTCCCATCACTTCCCACTCAGCACACTCAAAAGCGAGCCAAAACGATGACCACCCAAGTCCTGACCCCCGAGTTCCGTGTCGCCTTCCCGAAGGTGTTCAAGGCCGAGCGCAACGAGCTGAACGGCAAGGACGAGTTCAGCGTCGTCGCCCTGTTCAAGAAGGGCGAAGACCTGTCCCGCCTCAAGGCCGCGGCCAAGGCCGCCTGCGAGAAGAAGTGGGGCACCGACCCCAAGAAGTGGCCGAAGAACCTGCGCGATCCGTTCCGTGACCAGGGCGACCGCGAGAAGGAAGACGACGACGGCAACGCCTACCTGCCGGCCGGCTACGAGAAGGGCGCGATCTACATGAACCTCAAGTCGCAGAAGCGCCCCGGCCTGGTCGACGCCAGCGTGCAGGACATCATCGACGAGACGGACTTCTACGGCGGCTGTTACGCGCGCGCCCAGGTCAACGCCTTCGCGTACGAGACGAAGGGCAACGCCGGCGTGAGCTTCGGCCTCAACCACATCCAGAAGCTGCGCGACGGCGAGAGCTTCGGCGCGGCCAGCCGCAACCCGTCCGACGTGTTCCAGCCCGTGGGCGAGAGCGCCAGCGGCGGCATGTTCGACTGACCCGAAGGGCGCCCCTCCGGGGGCGCCTTTTTCATTTCACCGGAGGACACCATGACCAGCCAGTTCACCCGCACCAGTGAGGGCGACATCCCCCACCTGTACGCACACGGGATGCACTTCCCGATCGCGGTGGTCGTCGAGAACACGCACCGCCTGCCCAAGCCCAAGCTCGAGCGCCGCAGCATGTACGGCCTGTATGCCCTGCCCGGCGGCGGCGAAGCCACGGCCAACACCATCCGCGCGCGGCGGTTCTGATGGCCCCGATGAAACCCCTGTCCCTCGACTGGGAAACGCGCAGCACCTGCGATCTCGGCGCGCGCGGCGCGTGGACCTACGCGCGCGACCCGATGACCGACATCATGGTCGGCGCCTGGGCGTTCGAAGGCGAGGATCCGGTGACGTGGCTGCCCGGCGAACCCTGCCCCACCCGCATCCGCGAGCACATCGAGGCCGGCGGCATCGTGCGCGCCTGGAACGCGATGTTCGAATACGAAATCTGGAACCAGATCGCGGTCCCGCGCTACGGCTTTCCGCCCCTGCCGATCGAACAAGTCCAGTGCGTGATGGCCGAATCGTACGCGATGGGCTTTCCCGGCAAGCTGGAAAAGGCCGCGCCGGCGCTGGGGCTGGATGAGCGCAAGGACGCCAAGGGCCAGCGCGTAATGCGCCAGATTTCCCAGCCCCGGCGGATCGAGCCGGACGGCACCGTCGTGTGGTGGGACGACCCCGCCAAGTTCGAGATCCTGCGTCTCTACAACCTGCAGGACGTGCGCACGGAGATGGCCTGCGGCTCGCGCCTGCGCCGCCTGTCCGCCGACGAACAAGACCTCTGGCGCCTGGACGCGAAGATCAACGAGCGTGGTGTGGCGGTCGACCTTCGGGCGATCAAGGCCGGCATCCGCCTGGTCGATAGTGAGAAGCGCCGGCTCGACGAAGCCATGCGCGAGAGGACGGGCAACGTGGTGGCCGGCTGCACGGACGTGCGCCAGCTGACCAACTGGCTGCGCTACCGCGGCGTCGAGTGTTCGGGCGTGGGCGCGCCGGCCGTCATCGAGATGCTAAGCCGCGACAACTTGCCGGACGATTGCCGTACCGCTCTCAAGCTGCGCCAGGAAGCGGCTAAGTCTTCCACCGCCAAGCTCCCGGCCATGCTGTCCCGGGCCTGTGATGACGGCCGGATGCGGGGCATCCTGCAGTATCACGGGGCCAACACGGGCCGGTGGGCAGCGCGCGGGCCGCAGCTGCAGAACGTGCCCCGCCCCACCCTGCTGCACAGCCAGGAGGAAGTCGAGGACGCCATCGCCCACCTGGACGAGGCGCGCTACCTCGACGTGTTCTATGGCGATCCAATGACCGTCATGTCGGACAGCCTGCGCGGCATGATCGTGGCCGGCCCCGGCAGCACCTTCATCTGCTGCGACTACTCCAACATCGAAGGCCGCGTGTTGCCGTGGCTGGCCGGCGAGGAATGGAAGCTCGAGGCGTTCCGCGCGTATGACCGCGGCGAAGGCCCAGATCTGTACCTGGTCACGGTGTCCCGTGGCCGCGGCATCCCGGTCGAGGAATGCAAGCCGTTCCGCCAGGAGGGCAAGGTCGAGGAGCTGGCCTTCCAGTTCGGCGGCGGCGAAGGCGCCATGACCACCTGGTGTACGAAGTTCGGCATGGTCATGTCCAGCCAGGAAAAAGAAACGCGCAAGAAGCGTTGGCGTCGAGCCCATCCGGCCATCGTGCGCTACTGGTACGCGCTCGAGGAAGCGGCCATGCGCGCAGTGCGCGAAGGCGGCGTTCACCGGGCCGGAAAGATCGAGTTCACCGTCAACGGCTCGTTCCTCTGGTGCCAGCTCCCCAGCAAGCGGCTGCTCTGCTACCCGTATCCGCAGATCGGCGAAGGGAAGTTCGGCAACGAGGCCTTGACCTACATGTATGAGGACGTGAACACGAAGCAGTGGGTTCGCGGCTCGACCTACGGCGGCTCCCTGGCCGAGAACGTCACCCAGGCGGTCGCCCGGGACATCCTGGTCGCCGGGATGCGCGCGGTGGAAGCCGCGGGATACCCCGTGGTCATGCACGTGCACGACGAAATCGTGCTCGAGGCCCCGATTTCTGCTGCGCCGAGTGTTGAGAAAATCGCATCACTGATGTCTAATGCACCTCACTGGGCGACCGGATTGCCGATCGCCGCCACCGGCTGGACCGGCAACAGGTACCGCAAGGATTGAGACGAATCGACCAGGGCACCGTGTCGAACAACGGAGCCAGTGGGCACGAGCGGGTTGCATGCCACGTCGTGGCGGGGATTTGAGCGCGGACACCGCTGCGATCAGTCCTGACACTCTCCCGCCGGGAACCCACCGACTCGCCGCCGTAAGCGGCCACACCATTCACTGAGGAACAGGGCAATGACCGCACCCGACAACGACCGCATCGCCGACCCGCTGGACCGCGCGGCGGCCGAAACCGAATCCCACATCGCGGTCGCCCTGAGCTTCCGCAAACCTGCCGGCCCCGTCGCCAACGGCGCCTGCCACAACTGCGGCGCCCCGCTGGCCGAAGGGCTGCGCTGGTGCGACCGGGCGTGCTGCGAAGACTGGGAGAAAGACCAGGAAGCGGAGCGGCGTGCAGCGGAGCGCGGCTGATGCTTCTGCATTGCGGCAAATGCGAGGACTTGCTGCCCGCGCTGCCGTCGGCGAGCGTTGACCTGGTCCTGTGCGATTTGCCGTACGGAACCACCCGCAACAAGTGGGACAGCCCGATCGACCTCGATTTCCTGTGGGCGCAGTACAGGCGAATCTGCAGGGGCGCCATTGTGCTGACCGCCCAGACGCCATTCGACAAAGTGCTGGGCGCCTCCAACCTGCGCATGCTGCGGCACGAGTGGATCTGGGAGAAGACCGAGGCCACCGGCCACATGAACGCCAAGCGCGCGCCCATGAAGGCACACGAGAACGTTCTGGTCTTCGGCGCCGGCCGCATTACGTACAACCCCCAGAAGACCAGCGGCCACCCGCGCAAGACCAGTCGCGCCGATCGCGCGAAAAACCCCAGCAGCAACTACGGCGCGCAGCGTGGCGTCAGCAGCTACGACTCGACCGAGCGATACCCGCGCAGCGTCATCACCTTCCCCACCGACAAGCAGCGGCTGAACCTGCACCCCACGCAGAAACCGGTCGCGCTTATGGAGTACCTGGTGCGCACCTACTCAAACGAGGGCGATGTCGTCCTGGACAACTGCATGGGCAGCGGCACCACGGGCGTCGCTGCGCGCCGCGCCGGTAGGGACTTCATCGGTATGGAGAAGGTCCCGTCCATGTTCGCCGTTGCAGAGAAGCGTATCCGCGCCGAGGAGATTTTCCTTTGAGCCTATCCGACGCGCTCACCCTTGCCGCCCAAGGGCTCCACGTCTTCCGCCTGACCCCGGGCCAGAAGACGCCCGCCCGCACGGGCTGGCAGCGGGAAGCCACCTGCGACCCCGAGAAGATCCGCAAGCTCTGGGGCGACGGCGACTGGAACATCGGCATCTTCACCGGCCGCTTCGGCGAGAACCGCGCGCTGCTGGTCGTCGACGTGGACACGAAGCACGGCAAGGACGGCAACGCCACCCTGCTGGCGCTGGAACTGGCCGGCGACGAACTGCCCCTCACCCTCGAGAACGCCACCCCCACCGGAGGCCGCCACCTTGTCTACCTCGTCGATTCGCCGGTCAAGCAGGGCGTGGATGTCCTGGGATCTGGCCTGGACATTCGCAGTCACGGCGGTTACATCGTGGCGCCGGGTTCTACGGTGGACGCTGGACAGTATTTCACCGATCGACCGGCTGCCCCTGTCCCGGCGCCGGCGTGGCTGGTAGCCCGCTGCGGCGCACCACGTTCCAAATCCCAGAATCGGGAACCCCTGCCGGGGATCGACCCCGAGCGCGCGGCCAAGCGCGCGATCGAGTACCTGACGACCCAGGCGCCCGAGGCCATCGAAGGCGCCGGCGGCGACCACACCACGTTCGTGGTGGCGGCCAAGCTCAAGGACCTGGGCGTCGACCCGGCCACGGCGGTCGAGCTGATGCTCGAGCACTGGTTCGACGGCTGCGGCTGGAGCCCGGACGAGCTGGCCACGAAGGTGCGCAACGCCTACACCTACGGCGCCAACCCGCCCGGTGCCGACGCGCCCGAGGCCCAGTTCGAACCCGTTACCGAAATCGCGAATAGCGAACAGGGCGAGCTGCACCCCCTGCAGAAGCTCAACCGCGAATGGGCGCTGGTGATGACCGGCGGCGGCCACCACATCCTCTGGGAGACGACCGACGCGCGGGAGAACCCGATCGTCGAGCACGTCAAGGAGGGCAGCTTCCACAAGTACAACGCGGCCAAGGAAGTCACGGTCGGGCGCAAGACCGAGAAGCTGACCGAGATGTGGATGTCCTGGGCCGGCCGGCGCACCTACGACGGCGTGGTGTTCGCACCCGAGCAGCAGCGTTCCGCCCGCTGGTACAACCTCTGGCGCGGCTTCGACTACAAGCCGGTCGAGCAGGCCGCCGCCAGCCCGCGCGCCGTGGCTGCGGTGCAGGCGTGGCGCGACCACGTGCTGCGCAACGTCTGCCGCGGTGACGCCAAGCTCGCCCACTGGTTCACCGGCTACATGGCCCACCTGATCCAGCGGCCGTGGGAGAAACCCCTGGTCGCCCTGGTGCTCAAGGGTCGCAAGGGCACCGGCAAGAACGCGGTGATCGAGCGCGTGGGCGCGCTGTTCAGCCGCAACCTGGTGGTGGCGGACGATGACCGCTACCTGGTCGGCAACTTCAACAGCCACCTCGAGGCGTGCCTGATGCTGGCGCTGGACGAGGCGAGCTGGGCCGGCGGCAAGAAGGTCGAGGGCAAGCTCAAGGGCATCATCACCGGCTCCAAGCACATGATCGAGCGCAAGGGCATCGAGCCCTACCAGGTGGACAACCTGACGCGCGTGGTGATCCTGGGCAACGAGGACTGGCTGGTCCCGGCCACCGAGGACGAGCGCCGTTACGCGGTGTTCGACGTGGGCGAGGGCGACATGCAGAAGCGCCGCTTCTTCCAGGAGATGCGCGAGGGCATGGAGGCCAACGGCGGCGAGGGCTACGGCCTTCTGCTGGGCTACCTCAAGGCGTTCGACCTCTCCACCGTGGACGTGAACGACGCGCCCAAGACGGACGGCCTGGCCGACCAGAAGATCGAGAGCCTGTCGCCGCTGCACAGCTGGTTCCACGACTGCCTGATCGAAGGGCAGATCCTGGGCGGCGACTTCGCCGGCGAGTGGCCGGAGACGATGCCGACCAACCGGTTCCAGGAAGCGGCCAAGCGGTACACCCGCGACCGCGGCGTGCGCTCCTGGCAGCCGTCCGTCACCGCCTTCAACCGCGGCATGGCCGCGATCTTCCCCGGCTGGAAGGGCGTCAAGTCCAGCAAGACCGGACCCGGGGACGCCACCTACCACTACGAGCTGCCACCCCTGGCCGAGTGCCGGCAGGCGTTGGCGGCGTTCATCGGCAAGGCCGATATGTTCCAGGAGGACAGCGCGTGAACCTCACCCCCAAAGAAGCCGCCGAGCACACCCGCATCCCGGAAAAGACCCTGGCCAACTGGCGCAACAAGCGGATCGGCCCGCCGTACCGGAAGTTCGGCCGGCGCGTGCTCTACCCGCTCGCGCTGCTGGAGGAATGGGAAGCCAAGCAGACCGTGGAGACGCGCGCATGAGCATCCGGTGGAAAGAGCCGAAGCTAGGCGACCAGCGCGAAGTGCGCCGGTTCTTGCTGCTCCCGCGCTGCCTTGGGGGTGAGTGGCGGTGGCTGGGCCGGGAGCGGATCGTGCAGGTGCGCCGCCGAGTTGCGTGCCTGTCACCGGCCACGGCGCCGTTCGCGTTTGACGTGGAGAAGTGGGTCGACGTGAGGTGGGCCTCATGACGACCGTGGCGTGGGACGGCAAGACCCTGGCGGCTGACAGCCAGTCCACCACCGGCAGCGTGCGCGGCACGGCGGCCAAGCTTGCCAAGAACCGGGACGGGTTTCTCGTCGCCGGCTCCGGTGATCTGGGGACAGTGAAGGTGTGGATCAACTGGGTGCTCGCGGGCATGCCGCCGGACCAGCAGCCCACCAGCATCGAGGAAGCCAACATCCTGGTCATCGATCCGCGCGGCCGGCCGAGCCTGTTCTCTGGGCTCGCCGTGGCGCAGCCGCTACCCCGCCGCCAGTGGGCGATCGGTTCCGGCGGCGACATCGCCCTGGGCGCGATGGCCGCCGGCGCCGACGCGCGCCAGGCGGTGAAGATCGCCTGCAAGCTGGACGTGTACTCGGGTGGCCGGGTGGTCGTTTTGCGACCCGGCCCCTGACCCCGCCGTGCGACCCATGTGCGACCCAGCGGAAAAAGAAAAAGGCTTAGCTCGCGCTAAGCCTTTGTTTTTATTGGTGGGCCGTGTAGGATTCGAACCTACGACCAATTGATTAAGAGTCAGTGTTGACGTAATAACAGCACCGCCCTATCATGCCCGGAAGCCCGACGCAGCGCGGTTCGTCTTCCCTGCCGCTCCCCGTCGATTCTTCCACTTTGCGACCCAGGTGCGACCTACGTGGACCTCTCGACCTCGACCCTCACCTCCGCTCCACAGGACTCCGTGCTGCGCGACAAGACCGTCCCCGGACTGCACGCTCGCGTTACTAAGACCGGCCGGAAGTTCTACCTGTACTTCCGGACCAAGGACGGCACCGAGCGCCGGCCGAAGATCGGGGAGCACCCCTTGATGACCGTGGCCCAGGCGCGCGCGATTGCCAAGGACATGCTGCTCGAGGTGGCCAAGGGCAACGACCCGATGGCCGAGCGCCAGGCGGCGCGCATCGCGCCCACGGTGAAGGAGGCGATCGACCGGTACGAAAAGGAGCATGCGCCCAAGCGCAAGTCCGGTGCCGCGGCGGTGAAGCTGCTGCGCGCGCACCTGGAGCGCAAGTACGGGAACGAGAAGGTGGCGTCGATCGACCACAATCACATCCACAGCCTGCACGCCAGCATGGCCAAGACCCCGTTCCTGGCCAACCGGGTGGTGCAGCACAGCTCCAAGTTGTTCAACCTGTGCGAGCTGTGGAAGTACCGGACGGTGGCGCAGGGCAACCCGTGCAAGGGGCTGGAGCGCAACCGCGAACCCAAGCGCCGGCGGTACATGAGCCCGGACGAAGCCCAGAAGATCGCCGCCGCGCTGGACGCGCGCAAGGCCGAGTTCCCCGCTGCCGTGGCCTACATCTACCTGCTGATCCTGACCGGCACCCGCCGCGGAGAAATCTGGGACGCGCGCTGGGAGTGGCTGGACGGCAACGTGCTGCGCCTGCCCGATTCC